CAAAACATACGAATTTATAAGGGATAAACTTAATGCCAGTGCTAGCTAAAAACCGTGCTAAATTAGTCTTAAAACCAGGTGCAAGAGGTTTGTATTTGGGACAAGACATACTAAGTCCATTGCGACAACACGGCGGTATAATGTTTCCCATTCAACCAGATGTAATTTATTCACAAAGTGTGAGTTATAGTGCATATGATATGGCACACACAAATTATACATACAATGCTTATAGAAACACACCAAGTCCAGACTTACAGTTGACAGCTCAGTTTGCAAGTGTTACAGACGATGAAGCTAGATACACATACGCTGTATTACATTTTTTAAGAAGTGTGACCAAAATGTTCTTTGGACTAGGACAGCAATCACCAACAGCAGGTACTCCTCCACCTGTACTAGAGTTTAGTGCATTTGGCGATAAACAGTTCAGCAATATTCCTGTTGTAGTGTCAACATTTTCAACAACTTATGATAGTAATGTAGATTTAAAACTATTTGATGGCGAAACACAAATTCCAGCTATGATGACAATTTTTATTCAGCTGAGTGTACAACTTAATCCAGACAAACAAAAACGAAGTTTTACAACGTCTAACTTTATTAATGGTTCAGCATACAGACAAGGATTTATTTAATGGCTACTGTATACAAAAGAGATAGTAATTATGCTAGAACAAGTATGAACAGAAAATACTTGAATGTATATCAACCACCTCTTACTAGTGAAACATTAAGTGAAGAAACAACAACTTACATTATACAACCAAGGTTCAACAAAAGACCAGATCTTATGGCTTTTGATTTGTATGGCAGTGCTAGACTTTGGTGGGTGTTTGCACACTATAACAGAGATGTGTTGTTGGATCCTATTATGGACTTTACTGCTGGAACAAAAATTGTAGCTCCTAATAGTTTTCAAGTAACAGGAACTCTTTAATGGCTAAGGTACAGTTTTACGAAGATAACGTACTAAATGCGTTCGATAATTATACCTATAGATGGAAAATTATGATGTTGCATCCTGATGATGTGACATTACGAGATAGTATTACCCAAACAAACAGATTTAGAGTTATTGCTGAGAGTGGTGTTGAAAGTGAGATTAACATACAAAGTGTTCAGCAGAATATGAAATTGGTGTTCAACAAAGACATAATAGATAGAAACGGGTTTGCCAACGTTTTCAGTTTTACTTTGGTAGAGCCAATGGGTGCAACACTGTACAGTAGGATATATCTAGCCGCACAAGAATTAGGTATCGAAAATCATTTGCAAGCACAGTATTTGATAGAACTTAGATTTTTAGGATACGATGAAAATGGAACACCTGTTGACAACATAGCAGGACCTTTTTACTACAATACAATAATGACAGCTTTGGATTTTACCTACAGTGATGGTGGTACTACATATAGAGCTGATATGCTTGAAACAGACCAAGAAGCATATAAAAAATTAATGCTGTTCACCAAAGAACAAATTACTATCACAGCAAGTAAATTTGGTGATTTTTTAAGCCAATTCACTACTATTGTTAATGAACAAGAAGACAAAGAAGTACAAACTAGCAGTACTAGATTGTATGTAAACACATTTGAATTTGGTACAAAGAAACAAGAATGGGCCGATTGGGCATTTGATGCTGGTAGTGGTCCTGGCGGTGACTTAGAAAGCATCAGTGTGACTGGTGTTGGAACATTAACATTTATTATCAACCAAGGTACAAGTGTAACAGATGCTGTAATCAATGCACTCATGTGTACAACTAATTTTAGAAAATTGCCCACAGCAAACGGAGGATTTCACAAAGATAATCCAGATGACGCAGGCGCAAAACCTTCCACATGGAAAGATCTAAGCGAGTGGTTTGTATTTGAAACTGAAGTAGATTATGACAAGTATGATTTTTTAGCAAAAACTTATACAAAAAATATAAAATATGATATCAAAGAATATATTGCACCTGAACTTGTGCATGATGCAATACAGCATGATATAGTTCTAGGCGACGATGATATTCAAATGGATAGAATTAAAAATATAGTAGGTAATGATTTACTTAAAAAACGTTTTGATTATCACTTCACAGGATTAAACACTGAAGTTTTAAATTTAGACGTATATCTAAATCATACCTATTATCAAATCCAAGCAGTAAACCAAGGTACAGCAAGAACAGGCGGAAGAGCATTTCCAGGAGCAGGCTCATCTGAGAATGAACTAGCATTGCTCAAAGGTCAACTACAAGAAAACAGAGCTAAACTTAGCAAAGTAAACAGTGAAATCGCAAAGTTAAAAATAAAAGAAGATGATTTTAGATCTGGCAAAGGAAGTCCTAATCGCAATCCCAATGAGGATGCGGCTAAGGATAGAGAAATAACAGATGCTAGAGAAAAGCTTCTTAAAGAACAAAAAGATCTCAAAGATCAACAAAATGAAATTGCAGAACAAATAAGAGCTATTCAACCATTGGCGAACAAAGAAGCAAGGCTTAGAACGCAAAGCAGAATCAACAATATTAGTGGTGATTTTTATATTACACAAAGTGATGTTGTAGGCAGGCAATCAGAAGATTCCAGAAATAGTCACCCGGTGAGTTTTGCAGTTGCTGAAATCAACAGTAAAGCAACAAATGGTCCAGAAGATGGTGACACAAACGGTGCTTTGTTTTTAGGCGCAGTAGAAGTTAATTTGAGCAGTTTGGCTGATTTAATGCAACAACAAATAACAGTTAGAGGTGATCCATATTGGTTAGGCAGACCCCGTAGTACTAGTAGTGTACTCAATGGTGCAGATTATCAAAGAGGTGGTCCTTGTTATTTCTTAAACATGAACTTCCCAACATACCCAGACGAACAATCAGGGTTGATGCAGATTCCAGAAGCAAACTTTGGAATAGTTGGTGTTTATAGAGTAATTGAGGTTGATGCACAGTATCAAGACGGACAGTTTACTATGACGTTGACATCTTTTAGAGATATAAACACAAACGTTGGTAAACTTTGGACCTTTTTACAAAACGGTGAAATAGATGAAAAACCTATTAAATCTGGGGAACCATTTAAGCCCGGTGACGAGCAAGGAGAAGGTGATGCTGAAGGTAGCCAAGAAGATAAAAATACTGGACCAAGTGTAGTAAACCCAGAAAACTTACCTGGCAGTGACGGTAATGGTACACTCACTGAAAGTCAACTTGGTTCAAGCAAAATTAGAAATCAACCAGTTGCTGAAGACTTGAAACAAATTTTAATCAAAGCAGGTCAAGCCTCAGGTGTAAACGTTGATGTGACCAGTGGAGGACAACCAGCTAAAGGAACAAGCACTAGAAGAACAGGTAGTACTAGACATGATAATGGGCATGCCGCTGATGTTCAACTGACAACTGCAAATGGTAGAGTATTAGATATAAACAATGCACAAGATTTGCCAATTATACAAAACTTTATCAGGGAAGCCAAAAAAGCAGGAGCAACTGGTATCGGAGCAGGAAATGGCTATATGGGAGACAACACATTTCATATTGATAATGCTAGTGTGTATAACCAAGGTAGAGCAGGTTACTGGGGAGGTCCACTCGATGGAGGAACTTATCGAGCTAGGAATGCTCCGCAATGGTTAAAAGAGATTATGACAGGATAATACTATGAGATATATAGGAAGCAACGGAACAGCTAATTCATTCATTGACAATAAAGCAGATAAAACACTAATGGCAGGCGGCATTAGAAAGCTACAAGGACTGTACATTGCAAAAGTAATTGATATTACAGATGACAGATACGAAGGCTTTATGAATGTAGAAATCTTAGGTGAAGGATATAAAGGAGAAGTAGACAGCTTAGAAGGTAGAAAAGAGTATGCTAGAGTCAGACGCTCAAGTCCATATGGCGGAAGTATACAGTTTGAAGGCTTCACAAACACTTATGGTTTTTGTAGTCATCCACCTAACCCAGGCTCACAGGTTTTGGTTGCATTTGCTATCAACAGTGATGTTGGTATTTGCATTGGTGTATTGCCTGATGTAACTAGAAATGCATCATATCCTACACAACCAGGAGCTAGAACAGATACTGAACCAAATAGTGTTGGACCAACATATGACCCAAGTCCTAACAACAAAACAGTAAACAACCTAAGACCTAGAGCAAATCCTGATAGAATTCGCAGAGAAAATAGTGATTTCAAAGATCAAGTTAACAACTGTGAAATCAGCGAAACTGGAACAGGCATTGACAGCATCAGAGGACTCAGTAGTAGCAGTGCTAGACGAGAATCACCTACACAGGTTTTTGGTTTTAACACTCCCGGTGGACATCAGTTTGTTATGGATGATGGAACCAAAGCTACTGGTGATAGATGTATAAACCCAGATCCTGATAGACAAGAAGGACTTAGTAAATTAGTAAGATTGCGTAGTGCCGGCGGAGCACAATTTTTAATACATGATGGTCCAGGAATGATTTATATAAGTGATCAAGCGGGTAGTACTTGGATACAAATGAGTAGCGATGGTAAGATTGACATCTATGCTGGCAATGATATTAGTATGCACACAGAAGCAAATTTTAATCTACACTGCAAAGATAACTTTAATGTAGAAGCAGACGCAATTAATTTAAAAGCAAGAGGCACAGACGGAATTAAAATTGAAAGTTCAACAGGTGAATTTAATCTTCATGCTAACAAAGATATAAAACTTACTAGCGATCTCAATGGTCATATAAAAGCTAGTGGATTTGTAAGAGTAACAGCGGCAATGATCGATTTGAATGGCCCTGAAGCTACAGCGGCTGATAAAACAACAGCGAACAATCATACGCTGAACAAAACAGTAAAAGAAAGTATTGTCGGTAGAGTGCCTGAAAAAGAACCTTGGGGAGGACATGCTGATTCAGGTCCTGATGCTAAGATATTACCACAAGTTGCTGATCCAAATCCAACACAAGTTGTTAAAGATATACAAATGGATGATCTTACACAAGATGCATGTACAGGTGAATTACCTAGCGGAGAAGATTTATTAAAAGACGTTACTAATCCTAGAGGATCCTCTAACACATGACAGATATAATTGAAAACAAATTGCGAAAAGTATGGGATGACTTTACAGTAAAAGATACTGAAAGTTACAGTACAGTTTTAGATACAACATCAACAAATGCAAGTGACAAAGCCCAACTTATTGCTTTGAGCTTTTTTGGTGTATACAGCGGCTGGAACGGCAAAGCATATGGCGAAGGCAATTATACACAAGGACTAACAGAACAGCAAGCACACGACTTGTGGCAAGAACAATTCAATAAACAACAAGCACTAGCAAAGAAACAGCTAATAGCCAATGGAGTAGCTAGAATTACTCAGAGTGTGTATGATGGTATAATTTTATTACATTGGGCGACTGGCAAAGCATTAGTTGTAAGAAATGGTTCTATTGAATATAGATTACTGAATCCGTTGATGAATCAAGATTATGATACAGTCGCAGATATGATTATAAACAGTACAAATAACACACCATTGTGTGTAAAAATTGCAACTTTGTTGAGACTGGCTGACTATGGACAACTTAGAACCAGAGAACAATATAGGAGTAAAGGTGTTTTCAGTATGCGTGACAGAAATGAATTAGGCATATTAACAGTAGAAGAAACAAGACGAGCTAGATATGCATATTATGCCGAAACACTTAAATTCTTGCCTAACACACCAGAAGGTGCTAAACAACAATTAGTAAAAGAATATGAAGCTACTCTTATTAAGAAAAGTTTTACGTTTGATGGAACAATTACAACATTTACACTAGAACGTTCTCCTAGCATGTCCCCACAAGAAAAGTTAGAAGTGCTTATAAATGGGGCTATTCAACAACATCTTTTTGACTTTACAGTGGTAGGAGATCAGCTTACCATCAGCAAACCTATGACAGCTGGCGATATTATTGCAACCACCATTAAAATATAAACTGAGTATTTAATTTTACCATAAATAATAGTATGGTAACCTATATCGGATATAGCACAATAGACAGTATTAGTGGAAGCAAAACTCTTGTGGATGCGGAGCTTGCTAAACGTGATCTATTAAACAATTTCTACACCAGAAGAGGCGAAAGAGTACAAAATCCTCTGTTTGGTAGCATTTTGCCTGACTTGGTTTTTGAACCGTTAGATGAAATGACTGAAAGAGAAGCTACAGAAGATGTAGATAGAATAGTCAACAATGATCCACGCTGGCGAGTATTGGAAACGCTAGTCAGTAAACCAAATGATCATGAACTTAATATAAAAGTTAGACTAGAATATATTAGCACAGGAACAGCTGAAGAACTGTTTCTAACATTTACAGGTGAGGAATAATGGCACAAGGCGCACGTCAAAGTAGTTTGTTTGCGGCAGAAGATTTTACAGTAGCATACGAAAGTTTTGCTCAAGCTAACCTGCAAGCATATGATTTTGAAACCATTAGAAATGCAATGGTTGAATATATCAATACAAATTACCCAGAAAACTTTAATGACTATATTAATAGCAGTGAATTTATTGCACTTATTGAATTAATTGCATTTCTAGGACACAATCTTGCATTTAGAGCAGATTTAGGTCAAAGAGAAAACTATCTAAGTACAGCAGAACGCAGAGAAAGTGCTTTGCGTATTTCACAGTTTTTAGGTTACACTCCAACTAGAAACGTTGTTGCTAGTGGATTCTTAAAAATTGACAGTGTACAAACTGACGAAGAAGTATTTGATTCAACTGGAGTAAGCCTTGCTAATGTTTCCACACAATTTGAAGATGTAACTAATCCTCAGAGTTACCAAAACTTTCTCACAATTATGAATGCTATCTTCCAAAGCAGTAGTCAGTTTGGCAGTCCATTCGACACTATTACTAGAGGAGGTATTGTTAATGAAATCTACAGAACCAGTAGCACAAACAATACCAGTACAAGAGAATTTAGCAATCGTGTGAACAACAATAAATCAACATTCAGTTTGCATAGTGTAACAACCAGTAATGTAACAAATAGTATCAAAGAAAAAGATCCAGATCCTTATGGTGTTGTAGACTTTCTTTATAGAAATGATAACAGCGGATTTGGTTCACCCAACACAGGTTTTTTTATTGGATTTAAACAAGGTTCACTGGAATTCAGCGACTTTACAATAAGCAATGGTCTGCCTAACATGGTATTAGATATCAATTCAGATAATGTTGCAAATGGTGAAGTATGGGTACAAACTATTGATGAAGCAGGACAAGTTATCAAAACTTGGACTAGGGTTGATAGACTCTTTGGCGCCAACACAATGTTCAATGCAAAGAACAATGCTATTAGAGATATCTATACTATTGCCAGCAGAGAAAATGATCAAATTAGTATTGTATTTGGAGATGGAAATTTTGGAAATATTCCTAGAGGCACTATTAGAGTTTGGTATAGAACAGGTTTAAACCAAAGTTATACACTTACTCCTGACAGTTTTAACACAGTGGCATTTACTATTGATTATGTTAGTGCAAGTGGAAATGTTAACACTGCAAGATTTACAGCAAGTTTAAAAAGCACGGTGAGCAACGCAAGTACAAGAGAAAGCATTGCAAGTATAAAAGCAAATGCTCCTAGATTCTTTGCTACACAGGATAGAATGGTCACAGCAGATGACTATACAATTATGCCTCTTACAGCAAGTCAGAATATTAGAAAAATTAAAAGTGTTAATAGAGTACACAGCGGACACAGTAGATTCAGAGACATATATGATCCAACAGGAACATACAGTGATAGTACGCAATATACAGATGATGCATATTTGTTTGAAAAGAACTTAACAACAAGGTCGGTTGTTAGTTTGCCTACTAATTTAAGTGGCACACAAATATATGACAAACACATAAAACCAATGCTGAGTCATCCTGAGATTTTTAATTTTTATTACAACAGACAAGGATGGAGTAGTACAACACACAACTCTTTCAAAGACTTTACAGACACAACGCAAAATATAACTGTGATTAACTCCAATGGAACTGATACAAATACTTTTAGATGGAATCAAATAACCAAAGGAAATAACAGTTGTAGTGGATATATCACTTACAATAGTATTGTACAACGCATGGGTAAAACAGCCACAAACAGTTTAAGTAAAGCAGATGTAAATGGCTTGATAGAATTTATCGAATCTCCATACAAAATGGGATATATCTCCGATGCTGTAATCACATCGGGAGGCAGTGGATATACAAGTACACCAACTGTTACAATCACTGGTAAAGGAACAGGTGCTACAGCAATTTGTACTATTGCCAATGGAGCAGTAACATCAATAGCCATAACTTCAAGTGGTAGCGGATATGATCAAAGTACAAATATTTCTATATCAGGCGGTGGTGGTACAGGTGCTACAGCAAAAGGCACTATCATTGATGCAAACACACAATGGGTAAAAGTAGATAGATTATACAAAAGTGGCTATGGAGATGACAATAGTGCTGGTAATCCAACAGGTATTGATAATACAGGCAAAGGTAGTATTGTAGTAAATGGCATAGTCCCAAGCGGAAGCAGAATTAGAAGAATTGTCCCTAGACTAAGCATTGATTTAGATGAGACAACAAGAGCAAATGTAATTGCAAAAATTGACAGCAACAATACGTTTGCCCTAAGATATGATGCTGGTGGTCAAACATGGAAAATTATTGATAGTAGTAATCTACCAACAAATAGTACAACACTCAATGATCCAGTTAATTGGAGTAGACAGTATGAAGGTGATGGTTCTAGTACAGGATTAGACAATAGTTGGCTAATTAGATTAAACTACACAGCAACCGAATGGGAAATGTTAACTAGAAAAACACAGTTTGTTATTGGTAGTAATAAAAAATTAAAGTTTTCAAATCTAAATTTTGAAAATACATTTAGTAGTGAAACACAAAAACCACTCAAAGACAATGTTAAAATATTAAAGATCAATCCTAAGAGTACAACAGATCCTACACCATTGAACAAGGACTATCAATTCAATGCATTTGGATATTTTACATACAACGATGGGTATAGTGATCCTCACAATGTAAGAGTATCACTTGCTGATCCAGACAATGACGGATACCCAAATGATCCAGAAGCATTTTCAAACATTGTTGGAGTTGAAACAATAAAACTAGGAACAAAAACTGTAGATGGATTTGAATATACTACTAATGATGAAGTAAACGGAACTTCAGTTGTCAGTGGTATAGGAAACCTACATGCACAGTACAACAGAATAGCAGACATCAATCATTTGATTGATCCAAGCACAACAAATATAATTGACACTTATGTATTGCTAGAGAGTTTTAATACGCTGTTTAGAAACTGGGCATTGTTTGATGGTAGACCAGAAACAAAACCAAATCCTCCAACTATTAGTGAGTTAACTGATTTGTTTGATAACCTCAATAGCAAAAAGAGCATCAGTGACCAAGTAATATACAGACCAGTAAAATATAAAATATTGTTTGGCGATTTAGCAAGCGGAGAACTACAAGCTAGATTCCATGTCACAAAAACAGTAAACAGTACACTTAGCGACACAGAGATTAAACAAAGAGTAATCAATTTAATTGAAACATATTTCAATATTGATAATTGGGATTTTGGAGAAGACTTTTACTTCACCGAAATGGCGGCTTTTATACACAATAATATGATTGGTGAAATAAGTCAGATTACCATAGGTAGTGTTGCAGACGATAGCGATCCTACAAGTTTATTCCAAATTAGTTGTAGCAGTGACGAATTATTTTTACCAGTAGTTAAAACAAATAATGTGGTGGTGACTAATACAACAAGTGCTAACCTCACAACAATTAGCGAGAACACCAGTGGAGGCTATTAATGAGCGAACGTAGACCTGACAAAAAACTAGCACCTAATATTACAAGACCAGGTGAAAGTTTAGAACGTAAAGGATCTAATAGAGTAACAGAGCTTTTGCCTGATATTCTACAGACCACAGTCAACAAGCAATTTTTTGATAGCACATTCGAACAATTAATGTCAAGTGGTAGTTTAGAATCTATCAAGCATTATATTGGTAAACCTTTTGGAAGACAGTTTGCTTCTAGTGCGGGTGACAATTATTTGTATGATAATAGAAGTAATGATGCATATCAATTTGAACCAGCAATGGTAAACAAAAATGAAGATAACAGCATCGATCAAGTTCTAGCTTACGACGATTTAATTCGTAGTTTAAAATACAACGAAGTGCCTACCAACAACCATAACAAAATTTTAAATGAGCCGGGCTATACACTAGACTTGCCAATTAACTATGATATGTTCTTGAACTACCATAGATATTTTTGGGTAATGGATGTAGTGCCAGTGTGTGAATTAAAATACACAAGTCATTTTGATATTGATACTTTACCAGGAAAACTTACATACACAACTCCTGTGCAAAAAAATGGCAGAACATTAACACTAGAAAATGGAATGCGTATTATGTTTGCTCCGCATACTGTTGACAGGTTTACACAAACTGTACCTGGAACAACTGTATTCACTGCATCAGTGAATGGCGGACATTCTTTAGATATATTTTTAAACAACGTAAGACAAGTACAAGGAGTTGATTACACACAAGATAAACCAAACGGTATTATTACTTTTACAAATGCTCCAGCACTAACACAGGAAATAGAAATACACACCCACTATTCACACAGTAGTGGAGATGCACATGATAACCAAGCAATCTATATTGTTGACGGAGTTGGAGATCCTGAAGGTATTAGACTTACCAAGCAATTTGAACAAGGACAGTATGAAGGAAAACAAGGTAAACGTGTATGGTTAAACATCACAACTTACAGTAGTCAAGAGCCAGCAGGCTTTGATGCGGATGACATAAGTTTTGATTTTAGACCATATGATCTCAGAGAACATAGAATGACCACAAGAGATTATACATGTGAACAGCGTTATTGTGCAGATCAAAGTGCTTGGGCAAGAAGTAACTTGTGGGTGCATGAAGCAACAATTTCAGCAATGCTTACATATCAAGGTATCAGCGACAACATTTATGCTATTGAAAGATATAGAGCTGTTAGACCAATTATTGAATACAAAGCTGGTATTGAAAAATATAATTTTGGTAAAAGACATGTTTTAAATGTTGACCATTACTTAGAATCAGGCGACGATCCTGCTATTACAATCCAAGGACAAACAAGTTATAGTGTAACAGTAAGTGGTATCAATACTGAATGGAGTGGTATTGTAGGTTATGATAGAGGTGATCAAGTCAAGGTTACTAGTGGCTCAGCACCAAACTTTGTTGTGTCATATTGGGAATGTGTACAAGCACACGGAGAAATTAAAAAGCCTACACACGGTGAAAACAGAGAATTCTGGGAGCAAATTACTCCTGTTGAACTTGAAGACGACGACTTGATTATTTTCTTTGGCACCAGCAATGCATTTTACAGAAATAAAATTTTTAGAGTTTCAGGCGTAGGAACAAGCATACAGTTAAACCTAGCGTATGATTTTGTCGGCGGTGGCGGTACAATTAAACTTAATACAAATGACAAAATATTATTGCTGAATGGATTTAATACATTTGACTTTGGACTAATTGGCGGACACGGACAAGGAAATGCTGAAGCACCTAAAAGCGGCGCAGAATTATATGTAGATCCAACAACTACAACAGGATGGAGATACGGTCAGCAAAAAGAACATAGAAGCCAAGGCATGAAAGTAGAACTATATGATACAGATTTAGTTCCATTAGATGATGCTACAAAATATCCAACTTCCGATTTTGCAGGCGCAACACTTTTTGATTTTCAACACAATGAAAACAACGACTATGATGATGCATTAGGATTTAAACCTGAGTACGTTGACTACGGAAATAATCCAGGCTTAAACTTTTGCATTGACTTTTTAAATCGTAGATTTACATATGTAAATCAAAGTGCAAATTTTGAACAAAGCAATCAAATTGATATTCCAGGATACTACTATTACAAAGACTTTACAAAAAGTAGATACTACAATGGATGGGTATTGACAAGAGAAGGACAACTACTTGAAAAAGTAATTAAAAAGGTTGTAACTGATCAGACAGTACCGTTGGTAGTAGACTTAGGACATGAAAAGTATGCTAGTGACAGACACTATACATTTTTCAAAGAACACAATACACTAAGCGTTTTTAGTCAAAAAGATTTAGGTGTTGACAAAGGCAGAGTAAAGCGTATAGGCGGAAAAATGCCTACATTGTTTTTCTACAACGACAATGTATATGACATCACAACACAATTCCCACAAGCTGAAATAGAGTTTGTGAATATCGATGGATCGCCGATTGGCGCAGGCATAACAAGAAGTGCTGGTACTGGTAATACTTTTCAATTAACTATTACTACGCCAA